TCAAACACCGAGTCAATCACATCCCATGGCTGCACCCTCATATCAACGTAGTGTGTCCCTGCAATTTGGTACGCCTCTGGCGGAGTCGGCTCTGGTTCTTGCTGGCGCATATTTTCTGCGCCTAGCTCTTCTCTAAATTTGGCATCTTCTACGGGATCTGCGTACCAGCGGCTGTAGTCTCTATCTGGCATTGCTTCTTTCCTCTTAAACAGTGCTTCAAACTCTTCAGCTGTCACAATAGGCTCCCTTAAGTGTATGTACAGTGGTTTCATCAATAATATTGAGCCTTCCGCCCTTTATAGCGCCACATATCTTGGTCTTCTTCATCCTTAGCCGTACCAATAAAGCCTCCCGAACGGAACCTAGCAAGTGCTAAAGACACGCAATCCACCAAGTCATCATGGCGACCCGCAGGAAAAGCCGCAACTTCATCAATCACTTCCTCCGCCCAGCGTTTCTGGGGTGCCCAAACTTTACCAGAGGCAAAAATATCTGCAATAGCGTTCAGTCGGGTGATCTTATCGTTGCCTTTTGAGGGCGTAAACTCCTGCACAGGAATTCCCATACGGCGCAATTCGTATATCAGAGGTGCTCCCGAAGCCTTTTTCTCGATAATAACCGCATCTGGCTCCCACTCCTTGTACATTTCAAGGGTTTTTTCCTTCAAATCTGGAAATTCCAGCCTGTCTCGCCACGAATTGAGCAGTATAAGGTTGGGTTGCTCCCCGTCGTCCGGGTTATCCCACACACCAAAGAAAACCGCCGCACTATAGTCAGCAGAAGTCTTCTTTTCAAAGGCCGTATCCATCGCCATAATGATAAAATCTACTGAAGGCGGCTTCTCTTTGGTCCATGTTTGCCACCACTCCCGCTTAATAATTGCACTTTGTTCAGACGTAGGCTGCTGTTGGTACTGCGCCATCCATTTTGAGTTCGGAAGTTCCTTCCGTATAGCATCAAGCTCGTCATAACTCCAAAACTCAGGCCATAGCGGCTTATCCGACGGCATAATCGCCGGAAACTCAACAACTTCCCACTTATCCCCACCCCGCGCTGCGCTGGACTCCAGCACCTGACCAGTCAGGTCCCTCATGGACCATCGAGTCATTACAATAATTATGGAACCGCCCGGTTGTAAACGCTGCCGGGGACCGGATGTGTACCACTCAAATACTTTGTCGTAGATTTCGGGGTTGTGCTGTGCAAGTACTGCTTCTCCTTCGGAGTGGGGATCATCAATGATAAGAAGGTCAGCACCACGACCAGTAACGGTACCACCGACACCCGAAGCAAAATACTCTCCATTAAAATTCGTGTTCCATCGTCCTGCAGCTTTCGAGTCAGTTCTGAGTTCCACTTCTGGAAATATGTCTTTATACGCACTAGAGTCCACCAAGTTTCTTACTTTACGACCAAACCCTTCCGCAAGTTCCGCCGTATTGGAAATCTGCATCACCTTCTTCTTCGGGAACCTGCCCAAAATCCATGAGGGTAGTAGGTATGATGCAAACTCTGACTTGGTATGTCTAGGCCCCAAATTGATAATAACCCGTTTCTTCTCTCCACGAGCTACGGCCTCAAAAATCTTCGCAATTCGCCTGTGATGGGACCCGGATATAAAGTCAGGCCATACAGCATTAACGTAAGCTAGAAAATCATTTTGCGCCTCTTCGCGCACCTTCCGCTTGTTAAGCTCCTCTACAAGCTCAAGAATCCGTGCCTTCTCCTTAGGGGGTGCATTGCGCAACGCTGCGTCTAATATCGAGGGATCTACATTCATGAGATCCGCACTGCCGTGCTATCTATCGCACCACCCGCATACCGCTGCAGGGCTTCCTTCAACCGCTTATCCACCTCCTCCGTCGTCACATTGGAAATAGATATCTCCTGTTTATCCACCGAAAGACCCACAACGCTGGTCTTAGCCAAAGCATCAAGGGCTGGTTTAGAAATCTTGGGATCTGGATCTAGCGACAACTCAAAGTACTTATACATGATGTAGGACTGCCATTGATCCTGCGATCCGGGTACTACAAAATCAAATTTGGCTAGATGCGAATCTAAGGCTCTCTGAGCCGCGAAAGACGGTGGGGGTGTGGGGGTGCTAGGGTTTTTGCCTTTTTCGACGATCCATGCCCTGTCAGCGGCGCTGAGGGGGCTATCCTCGACAGTCGGAAGACTGCCAGCTAAAAAATTCTTGTTTGCGAACACGGTCGCCAAATTATCCGGATAAGGTAAATCCAGAGGGACCGTAAAATCGGGAGGAGGGTTTTCCCCCTCCCACGGAGACTTTTCTACACTATCCATTGAGGATTCCAAACGCAGGCTGTAAAAGCCAGAAGACATAGGGTAAGCGCAAAATTATATGTACGTCAAGAGGAAACGGGACTCTATTTTTTGAAGGGTGGGGGGTCTAGGGGATTGAGGGGGTAGGGGGTCGGGTATATTTTTTCTGGGAGATTTTTAAAAATATTTAGTAATTGTTTGTGCGGATCAATGTATATCCGCGCGCAGGGTTCCTTATATACAAAAGGGGGGTCCCCCCTCCGGTGGGGTTCAGCTATGCCGATTTCCCCCCAAACTCCTTATAAATCAAGGGCTTAGCATCTAATACGCGTATTAGACTTGACATTTATGTAAAGGATAGGCAATCTATAGCTGTCCTTAGCGACAACCCCGGCAGACCGGGACGGGTTTAACCCCGGTTTCTTTAACAATCAGGAGATAGATACTATGGCTACTAAAGCTAAATTGACTGCGGTTCCTAGCTTCGACTTAGCCTCGAAGTGTGAAGTTATCGCGGAGTCAATCTTGACTCTTCAGAGCACGGAAACCGCGAAGGCGATACTAAACGGGGCGTTGAAGGACGCCCTTATCGCGAAGGTGCAATGGGAAGAGATAAAGCCCCTACTTGCTGAGGCTTTTGCGGTTCGGGGTGTTACGCCTCAGGCCGTGTATAACGCAACATCAGCGGTCAAATGGTGTTTCGAGAATGGGGTTCAGGTTGAAACCCTGAACCTTTCAAGGATGAAAGACAAAGGCGCAAGAGGCGCCACACTTGACCTAGTGACTGGCAAGCCAAAAAAGGTTAAGGCTACGGCTACGGCTAAGGCTAAGACCAAGAGTGAGGCGGTGGTAGATCATTGCGGAATCGGCATGGCGAAGGCCATGACGCAAGCGGGGTTCGTTAAGTTTTTGAACTCTTTGGTCTATGACCTTTATGAGACCGAACTCACCTTCACTGACCTGCTGGATGACGCCAAACTCGACTTTGTGAGGAATGCACTCGAAGACTGTGGGTACATGGTCAAGGATGGCGCAGAGTGGAAGGTCGCGGTCATCAAGGAATCAGAAGATGAAGTCGGCGAATAAATGGATCTTCATCATCCTGCTTATCTTTGCTCTTTGTAGCAAAGTGAGGGTTCCTCACATTTAACAATCACGGGGGACGCAAGTCCCCCACTTTGGAGACACAAACATGAAATTCAAATTCAAATCATCGTTCGGCCCCCGTATTAGTTATGAAGCGCAGGTGTATCTTGATGATGATGACAGATTGGTTATCGCGATAGGCTTAATCAACGTATGGGTTCGACTTCAAGGTTCTGATGGTGGTGAGCATGAAGTCGATATTTGGCCTTCGAACATGCAAGGAGTCTATTTAGGCCCTGCTACCCGTGAGGATATTCTTAGGGATATTAGGGCACACCTTGAGGAACATCGGGACGTAATTAAGGCGCAGCACATAGTCCTATGGGGCGACCGCTACCCTTTTGCAGACTAACTAGGAGATATAATGAAATACATATATTGGTTGATACTCGCGTGGTTATATATCTGGACCTGCTCAGATAGTTTCCCTTATATTTAAACCCCAGCCCCATTGGATTTATATTCAATGGGGTTTTTTATTATCTCATGATACCAGTTCTAAGCGGAGCGGACGCGAGCGGACGCGTCAATCTAATACGCGTATTAGGTTGCAGTATACGGCGGGTTCGCCCCTTGCTAGACCACGCACCACAAAAGATAGAAACCAGTTCAGAGGGTAGCGGACGCATAGCAAACGCTATCTAATACGCGTATTAGGACCCCTACTTTACACAAAACAGCCCGAAAGGTTGCACAGACATGATGTAGCGGTGTGCGTCGAGATTTTTTCTTTTATGACCTTATTCAGAGATTTACCACGGAAAAGTTGCACAGCCTCCAGCAGGCCTAGGTTTCTTATGAATTTATAAGCACCGACTTGAGAACCTTATTCAGAAAAAAACCCCCTTCTTTTTCTCCGGATGTCAACAAACCCTGAGTCTGGATGATTTCTTAAGAGTAAATATAAGAAGTTAAGTTATTATTATATATAGCCCCATGCGAATTTTTTTGGTTTTTCGGAAATTTGTGATTTTTCGGATTTCTATATAAATGTATTCTTTCAAATAACTTAACTTCTTCTAAATCACTTCACGATCCTCGCCAGCCAAGCATCCACGCACCCCAAGAGGAAAAGAGGGGGGTTTTTTTCTGAATAAGGATTTTTTCTGACACTTTTTTTATTTCAAGAAACCCAGCAACCATGCTGTCCCTGCAACTTTTTCGTGGTAAAGTTGCCAATAAGGTTTTTTGATGTATAATCTGCTTTTTTACACAACCTGTGCCCCTAAAGGGCTGGAGAACCTCATGCCATCACCAAGTGACTACCTTGTAGCCGAGAACACCACCTTCACGGCCCACCCAGACCGAAAAACCCACATCAATCCCGATCTGAAAGACTACTTGGTCGCTCGGTACGAGCCACTAGAAAACAAACTTTTTATTTTGTCCTCCGAGATCAAGCATGGACTCTCCGCAGAAGACCGTCGAGAACTCCGAGCGAACGCTCAATTTGTAGGATGTGCCTCGATGTCTTTCTGGAGATGGACCACCATGAAGGGTGGAACGGTGGCTGTGCACGTGTTCGATCTAGGCAAACCGGACGAAGTTCTGCGTGATTTGGACTATGACAAGAAGTATAAAGCCTATGCAAAAAGCCAAATAAAAGCCTATGGCGAAGCCAATGCAATAACCACCAGAAACCTCGATGCGTGGATAGATAACTATACTAAGTACGGCACAGGACCCACGAGTGTCGACGCAGAAAACCGAATATTAAACCGACGCTTGAAGCGTGCTCTTGCAAGAGTCTCCGGCAAAGGCAAGGCCAAACCCAAAGAGATACCTGAGCGCAGATTATTGCAGGAACTAGACAACTATATACTAGATTTCAAAGGGCATATACGCACCGATATAACCAAGCGCAAACAAGATAATGGTATACCCTACTTATACCCTCGTGAGAAACCCATGTATGTCCCTGCCCTACCCAATGCGGCAGAGGTGTATAAGGAGGCATATGACGCATGGCAGGAGGAGTTTGATGCGGTGAACATGGACCCAGCGAAGCAGGGGCGAATGACTTGTGGATTGTTTAAGCAGACGGCAACACTCAGTTCGACTCATATAAAGAAGACCATGTACATTCAGGTGAAGCATCTCAGAACCCATGTGCCGAACTATAAGCAAGACATCCGGTACACGCATAGCCAGAGTATGAAGATCCATTCGAGCAAGGGTGAGTCGAGTGCCTACTGTGCAGTGTTCGACATGACTAAGGGATGAGGGACAAATAAACTAATACGCGTATTAGGTTGGGGTGGTGGGTCCGGCTCTCTGGATCTCTCGGAACTGGTATCGTGCCCTTCGGGGCACGAAATACCCAAATGCACACAAAAGCACACAACGCCCCAACCCTGTGGTGGCAGGACAGATAGACCTAACCCCTTGATTTGACTTGACAAACCCCCCTGACTTGTGTATAATATGTACTGTGGATGGGAGATAACGGCGGGTTACCCGCTTGGCAACAAACAATCTAATACGCGTATTAGATAGGAGATGACAATGGCTACAAGAATAGGTGATTGGTCAATCGTTCCCACGGCAGATGATGTGGGACTGTCAATTAAATGCCGTAGACCCGACGGCACATGGCTTTCTGGAGAGATATGTCTACGAACTTCTGCTGACAACACACACTATGTGATATCTGTGTATGCGGACAATGACGATGACCCCGTGATGTCTGAGCAGATTTTTTACAAGGCGTTAAAGGCTTGAATCTAATACGCGTATTAGGAGATGATGATGGAGTTAGAAGCGATTCGGTTGACAGGTGGGTGGTTTGTAAGACCCTTGGGGCAGTTAGGTTCGGCAGGTTGGCATCCTGTGCCTTGGGAGTTGGCGTACATTAAGGGTGCGCGAAGTGAGAATGATGCCATAACTAGGGCCAAACGCCCCGGTGCCGTGCGTTGGTATAAGGAGGAGGTGTGAGATGGAGACTTATGAGAGATTTAAACAAGTGCACAGAAGTTGGCTAGAGAAATACATGAACTCTGGTAGTCCCCTGCCTAAGTGCTATTCCCATGTGTTTGAGGCAGTTGCGGCATACAGTCAACCACGCCTGACAAGGAGACTCAACAAAGCGAACAAGGCAAAGCTAGAAAAACTCATGGACCCTGCTACGCCTGTCGACACCTACATAGAAGGGGTGGGGTTCAAGACTCCTTATAGATACGATAGAGGATGCGATCCGTTTGTGTATGTGATCGCTAATGAACCCAAGGCGCACAACCCCGCTGATGACGAGAGAGAAACAATCCTGTTGCGTAGGTATGACCCTACGTCTTTTTATAACGGTTTGTATAACTCTGGATACGGACGTAGGTGGGATGGTGGATTAAGTAAATGGGTGCCGAGACCGCTAGAGAACTCAGTGCAACATTATATGATGAACGAGGGGCAGGGTGTGCAACCCGTATTTTTAGACCGTCTAAAAAAGAAAGAACGAGAAGCATTGGCACTGCTATGTCTCTTGGATGACAAAGGTTACATCGAAGGGGTTGGTGGTGTGTATGAGAAGCAAAAGTTCGAGCCCAACGTAGGGTGGGTCAAGACAGGTGAACGTGTATTCTTTATAGAGAAAGCGAGCAAACCAAGTAGCGTTGAGTAGCGCGGAGGGGCGTAAGCCGTGAGTGGCCCCGTGTTGAATAACCACGGCAGTTCATGAGTAGTTTCCACTGCGTTTTTTAAGGACTTAGCATCACAAGTCCCGCGATTGTACGCATCGGTTCGGCTACGGCATGGACCCTTGGGGTGGTGGTTAACCCCTCTTATTTGACTTGACAACAGACCCATAGTTCTGTATAATATATCTCACGGTGGTTACTAACCACTTGAACCCAACCTGATGCCTGTATAGGCCCCGACCTAATACACGTATTAGATCAACACATGAGGACACGACGATGGCTTTTAATGTAGCTTCTATTTCTAGCAGTGCGGTTTTGGTGACCCTGACCATCTCAGTATGGACGGGGAGGAAGATGGATAAGAAAGTATCGGCAGAGATCGACGCCGATCACAGCACACAAGTACGTGCAGGTAACTATCACAAAGCCCTGATGGCAGGGGCACAGGAGTTGGAGGCCATCAGCAAGTACGCATCACAAATCCGCCAGTGGCATAGTCAGAAGACCCTTCCTTGGTCTGATGGGGGGGAGCGAGTGGTTCCTACGGTGATATTGTTCGACTACAAGGCTGAGTTGGCTACCCGTGAGCGAGAGTTCGAGCACCTTATCAATGAGTTCCTCATAGCCTATGACACCTTGGTACAGGGTGCGCAGTTCCGGCTTGGCTCGTTGTTCAATGCGGATGAGTACCCACCTCGTGATGTGGTAGCCAGCAAGTTTGGTATGCGGTATGTGTTTAGCCCCCTGCCTACGTCTGGTGACTTCCGTGTGGACATCGGCAATGAGGGCCTTGAAGAACTCAAGCAACAGTTCGATACCAACCAGAATAGATATATTCAGCAAGCCATGTTGGATGTGTGGTTGCGGGTCAAGGATGTCGCAGAGCGCCTGTCAAATCAGCTACGGGTAGATGACTCTGGTGGTAAGGGCAAGCTGTATCAGTCCACGCTTGATGGTGCGCTTGAGTTGTGCGAGATGCTCAGGAGTATGAACCTGACCAATGACCCTGAGTTGGATCAAGTACGTAAGAACTTGCAGATGACCCTGCAAGGTGTAGACCTCAAGGAACTCAAGAAGGATGAGCAAGTACGACTCAGCGTTAAGTCTGAGATTGATGACCTGATTTCTAAGTTTAACTTTTGATAGGAGATGACCATGACTACCATGAATAAACCTTACTCTGAAATCTCACTGGCTGAGTGTGTTGACCTCATTGCATCGGTAGGTGACAAGGTAACTGTGTTGGCTCAAGGGCATATAGGTACAGGCAAGTCGTCGATGCTGAAGGCTTTGGGTAAGCGGTTCCCTAATCATCATCAGTGTTATCTAGACTGTACGACTCTGGATGTGGGTGACTTGGCTATTCCCAAAGTCAAGTCGGTTGATGGTGTGGATGTGACGGCGTTCGTACCCAACGAGAACTTGGGGTTTCACTTAAATAAGCCTGTCATTGTGATGATCGACGAGTTAGGTAAGGCGTCCAATGCAGTAAAGAACGCTTGTCTTCGACTGATGTTAGAGCGTGCGCAGGGGGTGAATGTTCTACCTGAAGGGAGCATTGTGTTTGCTACGACTAACCTTGCTGTCGAGGGTGTGGGTGATACATTACTGCCTCATGCTAGGAATCGGATGTGTGTGGTTAAGGTGCGTAAGTATACGGCTATGGAGTGGGTTGAGTTGTTTGCCCTTGCTAATGGTATTCACCCTGTGGTGATTGGTACAGTGATCGAGTATCCGTCGATGTTCGAGTCCTTTGAGAATGTGGAGGACCCAGCTAATAACTTGTATATCCATCACCCGAAGTCACCCAGAGCCGCGTTTGTCACGCATCGCGCAATGGAGAAGGCCAGTGATATACTCAAGGCTACTCAGGCTTTGCCTGATGATGTACGTGTCCACGCCCTGTGTGGTGTGATCGGTGAGGCCGCGGCTATGGACATGATGACTATGGTACGGTTGGATCAGGACCTTCCAACATGGGAGCGGATTATGGCTGACCCTGTTAATGCGACGGTGCCTAAGTCTGGTGTAGCGTCTTGCATGATCGTAGTTAAAGCGGCTATGCGTCTGGACAAGGATACGTTCGGTGCATGGATGACTTATCTGGATCGGTTACCTAAGGAGACTCAGGCTTTGTTTGCTAGGACCATCATGCGAGGTGACAAGAAGCAGATTGCCGCGACGTTCCGTCCATTCACCGAGTGGGCCACAGCCCATATGTATTTGTTTAGCTGAATCTAATACGCGTATTAGGTTTGATGACTATACAGGCAGCAGGAGATGACCATGAAGAAAGATGTCTACGCACAATTAAATTTAGGTTGGGGTAGCAACGGTGTGTTGTTGCCCCTCAAGGATGCGCACGAGATCCAAACAATCCTAGCCCGAAGCGCAGTGGGTATAGGCTATGTGTACCGCACTAATGCCAAAGATGTTTACTATATAGAAGACTACGACGTACCGGATGTAAAAGTAGTGGCGTTGCCCGACACAAGCCTACAGGGTATGGACAACAAGACGAAACAAGCATGGATGGAGATGGTTAGGCAGTGCGAGACGGAGACTTTCCTTGGCCCGCAAGAGTGGTTAGCTTTAACAGGAGATAGCAATGAATAACTTAACTCCCAAGCAACGTGTAGAGAAAGCACACGTTAAGATCATGGGTCACAAGGCTACGCTTGTGTACAGCAGTGTGATTATGTATGGCACTGTGACTATTGACGACGATGTGCCTACGGCATATACCAATGGGCGTGACTGTACGTATGGTTCGGAGTTCATCGACAAGCTGTCTGACCCTGAGTTGGTAGGTCTTATCCTTCACGAGAATCTGCACAAAGTCTATCAGCATCACTGGCTATGGAAGGAATTGTGGAAAGAGAACGCACGCCTAGCCAATGCAGCTGCTGACTATGTGATTAACCTTGAGATTGTTGATCTGTCTAAGTTGCACCCTGACTTAGTGGCACTCCCTGAGAGTGGGTTATACGAGGAGCGGTATCGGGGTATGGATACCAAGCAGGTGTTCGAGGCGCTCAAGGATGAGCAGGAGTCTGGCGAGGGGCAAGGTGACCGGGGGCAGGAAGGGTTTGATGTCCATGACTTTGATGACCTGACACCTGAGGAACAGCAAGAAGTTAAGGCTGAGATCGAGCAAGCTGTACGTCAGGGTTTGTTGCTTGCGGGTAAGCAGGGCGGTGATGCGTCACTGGCTCTTAAGGAGTTGACCAAGCCACGGGTTGACTGGCGCGAGCAGTTGCAGGAGTTTATGTCTGAGGTATCTACTGGTAACGATGACTCTACGTGGCGTAAGCCTAACCGTCGGTGGATTGCGCAGGATATCTATATGCCGTCTACTGTGTCGCAGGCCATGGGTCCGCTTGTGGTGGTGGCTGATACGTCAGGCTCGATGGTGGAACTGGTATCCGCTGTGCTGTCCGAGATCGTTGGCATTTGCGAGATGGTCTCGCCCGAAGTCTTGCATATCCTTGAGTGTGACGCTGACGTAGCCAAGCATAGTGTGTATGGTATGGACGAGTTGCATAACGTCGCTCATATCGAGAAGTTTCATGGCGGTGGTGGTACGGATATGCGCAAAGCGTTCGACTACATGGACAAGCACAACATCACGCCTCAAGCAGTAGTGGTTATCACTGACGGCGACACGCCGTTCCCTACGGAGTGCAAGTACCCCACGCTGTGGGCCATTACAGAAGAACGCACGGTGTCACCCATCGGGAGCACGATCCATGTCAAGATCTAAAGGTAAGGCTAATACGCGTATTAGGACCTCCATACCCTATAGTGAAGCCGAAACGTACTTGAAAGACTGCGCAATAAATATATATGACATGAGTAAACTACGCCTTGAAATCGAGACTTCCCCTCCACACGATACGACCACGTATTTGATGACAGACATGGAGTACCCGATAGACTCTTGGCGGATAAATGAGCTTGAGCCGTGGATGATGGAGCGCCTGAGTCTGTTGTATCTGGTACATGACCGCACTAATGTTCAGGGTGTTGGTTACAGGTACAATGACCACGTGTTTTATATAGAAACAGATCCAACCCATCATGAGCCAAAAGAAACCGAAGCCTGAAAGTGCTGATGAAGAGATGCGCAAAGCCGCGAAGCGGTGGTTTTATGTCCTAGAAGGTAGCCTGTGTGTGTCTATGATGGTGAATGCCCACGATGAGTTGATAGGACTTTTGTTGAGTTCGGAGTTTGGGCAAGAAGAGTGTTACTCACCGCAAGAAGTAAACGCCTATGTAGATGGGTGCATAGCCTTGGAACAAGCTGAAGATGATGATGTGCTTTTCCATTGAGGCTGTGTATAATTAACGACGGGGCGGAAACCTTCTTTAACTAGATGGGTTTGGCGTAAACGCCCCACTATCAGACTGCACACTGTATGTGCATGGAGAACATATGAATGACGACGAGCATTTTATTCGTGACCTCATCATCGGTGAGGTAGAGAATTTGTTGGCTATCGGCCATAGAAGTGAAGACGCGGATCTGATCCGCGAAGGTATGCAGGGGTGTATTCAAGAGTTCATCAGGCCGGACTGGTCTAGGCTTGCAAACTATACCCTCGATGAGTGTATCAATGAGTTCCTTTTATACGCAGGAGAATGAGATGAAAGCATTAGAAAAACTAGGTGGTTGGGTTCTTGATGCAGGTTGGTTGTGGCTTGCTTGCTTTTTACTGATCGGTATTCTTGGTATAAATGTGTACGCATCTATCCACAGCGTTGTAGTTCCCGACACACAGTTTGAGTGCACTGCGTCAGATGCAGTGGGTATACAGGCTAGATGTACTCAGTACACTATGAAGGGCCTTGCAAAAAGCCTAGCTAATCGGGAGGAGTGAGATGAGCCTAGCAACTAAATTGGTAGTGCAAGCTGCCACAATTCCAAGAGTACCCAATGCCTTTCTGGATTACCTTAGAGAGAACGCTCATGTTTATGAGAGTTTCGAGAACATGGCTGTGCAGAAGATAGGACTAGGGTACAAGCACTATTCATCCCGTGCCATCGTACATATTCTTAGGCATGAGACAGAAGTCAACGAAGGTGAAATGAGTTCCTTCAAAATATCAGACCATATCTCTCCGTACATCAGCAGACTTTTTGCTGTGCGATACCCAGAACATAAGGACTTCTTTAAGATGAAAAGATTGTCTAAGACTGAAGACTCCAAGTTGTAGGAGAAAGAGAGATGATTAAAGAAACTGGAGGTCCGGCGTTTCCGACAACCAAGGAAAGCCATTTGATGGTCTGCTCAGAAGGCATGACCCTCCGCGATTACTTCGCGGCCAAGGCAGTTGTTGGGATGTTTTACCCTGCTGTTGTTGCGTGTCTAGAGCATGACCACGACTTGGATTGCGA